CCGTTCGCCGCAGCGATCAACGTGGCAAGGGCCGCGACCCAGGCTCCGGCCTCGGTGCTAGTCACCAGCGATACAAATTCCTGCATTTCAAGTCTCCTCATAGAAGTGGTGACGACCGATCGTCGCGATGAAGCGCATGCTCTCCGCATCGCTCCAACTGGGCTTGATGGATGTCGTGTGATAGTGGGTCGGGGTCTCGCCGACGCCATGACGCAGCGCCTGCGTTAAATTCTCCAGCGCGCGAAGAAACTCAGGCTCGTCAGGCTGCAAGCTCTCAACGATCCGCCTATTCGGGTCGCGGGCGTTCCAACAGCTGTACTGCCACGGCTTTTTGCAGACCGTCGCCAGCGTGCTGCCCCACCAGCCACCTCGCTGCGCGCGGGTGATGATGGTCGCCGCCACCCAGCGCTGACCTTCGTCGCTCTCGCCTCTAGCCTCGCCGAAAATAGTCCTCGCCGCCGTCTGTAGGTCGCCAATGCTCGGCACGATCGTCATTCCTGGCCCTCCCGCACCGCGCGGATAAGCAGCACCGCGAGGCTCTCGGCCTGCTCCGGCGTCAGCTCCCAGCGCCTGCCGTTCGACGTGACGTGGACGTGGCTTCGAACGCGATCGACCTGCACGCTCACTACTTTTTGATCACCCATTCGTTTCTCCGCCCTGCTCAGCGTTGGCCCAAGCGCAATTCCCATCTGGATAGACGAGCAGCAGCTCGACCCCAGCCCTCGCCTGATCAGCTGACAGGCGGCGGTGGCCGCTGCCCGCATAGTCGGTCGCGCGGACTTCGATCAGCGTCACCGACGCAGATACAGCGCCGCGTCGCTTGACGGCCACCAGATCACAGAGGCTGTGGCTGCCCCAGGCCGTGAAACACTCGAATTTTCGGCGCGACAGCCATGCGATGGCGATCGCCTCGGCGGCTTTGCCGGTGGCGTGCGGGCCATAGCCAGCATCACCGGAGGTGGTCATATAACCACGCGCTGCCGCCGCCTACCGCAGCGAGGAGCGCCCCCAAGCGTAGCATCACGAAAAACCCGCCGCGCCCCATGTGGAGCGCCTTCGTCAGCTGCTGGCAGTCCTCGCGGATCGCCTTGATGTCGTCTCGCATGTCGACGATGGCCTGCTCGGCTTTGGCAAGCCGATCTCTTTCCTCGGGGGTCATGACGGCTTACTCCTACTCAATTTTTGCGCGCCGGCGCCGGCGTCCAGCGGGCAGGCCAGGCCGTCACTACGCACCATGACGATCGTCCAGGTGCCTGTCTCGGCGCTCTCAAACAGCACGATCATGTAGCCGCGCGCGGACATGCCCCGCCATGTCGGCACCTCGCCGTGGCTGCGCTCAAGCCTCTCCGCCGCTTGGGCGAGATCCATGCACGGGTTTTGCGCCATCGCCGCAGGCGTAAAAAAAGCCGCCCAAAGAGCGGCTGCTGCGGCGAGAGCGCGGGAGGTCATTGGTCTTTCATTTGCGTTATTTCTCGATGGGCGTTGGCGCGCTGCACATCCTCGTCTTGCGTTTGTGCCACCGCGACGCGGCCAAGATCTAGCAGCTCAGCAGCCAGTCGATAGCCGCTTTCGCCTCGGCCAGCTTTTGTGCCCAGCTTTTTCAAGATCTCAAGGCCTTCTGGCGTTGCACTAGCCTCTGCGACAGCCGAAATGAGCCGATCCGCAGAAATGCCAGTTGTCATGCTCACCAGATATTGCCGGGGCCGAGACAACATCTCGGCGCGCTTGGCTGGGCTGGCAGCCTGTTCAGCGGCTTCCCGCCTTTGCTGCCTTGGCTGCGTCGGGCTGCCTGTCCCGCGCGTGTCAACAGCCTCGGTCGCTTTGAGGATCGAGATCAACTTCTGCATGCCGTTCCACTGCGTGTCGAAGTCCGTCCCGCTTGCCCTAGACGCCTGCCTCACAAGCTCCTGTAGAACATCGCGCTGCTGCTTGGTTGCGCTCAATTTGTTTGCGAAAGCTGCGCCAGCCTTCGCCTGCCCCGCGCCGGCATCAGCACCAGCCGGAGAGAAGGCAGAATTTAGAACGCGCTCAAATGTCTGCCCGATCAGCCGCCTAGCAACCAACTGCCGTATGTCGGGGGTGAAATTTGGGTTTCCTGGGACACCCGCTTGAACATTGAGCTGGGACGCCAAGGATGGATCTCGTTGCTGCAATGCCGAGAACACGGTGCGCACAACCTCATCTGGGCCGTCCAGGATAATATCGAACAGCCGCTTAACGTCTTGCGCGTTGTAGTTTGGCGTTGTGGCAGAGCCAATGCCCGACTCCCTCATGGGCGTGATAAAATTGAACACCTCGTCCGAAACATTGCGCGCCGCATTGCTGGACGCCGTTTGCGACACTCGCCGTTCGATGGAGGAAGGCGGGAATGTCGGCAGCCCAACATCGCCCCCGAGATCCGCCATGCCAAACTCGGGCCGGACAAACGCCTCGACATCCATGGCCAGCTTCATGCGCGGATCAGCGCGCGTGAACGCGTCGCGAACGGCGTTGAGCACCGGACGCATCTGCCCCTCAAGTGCCGTCGCGAAATTCTCCTTCCTGCCAAGCTCGTCCGCAAGGCGGACGTTGTAGTCCTTATATAGGCTGTGCAGTCGCGACGCGGTTGGATAGCGCCCGCCTTGGATCAGCTTACCTCTGAACTCCTCTGCCGTACGACCAATATCCGTAGGCCCCTCGCGCGCTACAATGTCGTCGAGCATCCCTTGAATGCTGCGCACAGCATCACGCGATACCGGGACATTGTCCCTTGCGACCTCCTCAAACAGCCCAGGTTGAGGCCTCTGCCCCTCCCGGCCTCGCGGCACGTTAAGAAGCTCGCGCTCGCCTCTATTAAGCGCGTCCTTTACAAGCGCAGCAGCCGAGCCGGGAATGGCCGCCTCGGAAGCGTCAGGCTGCCCAGTCAACTGCTCAATTTGACGGCGAGCGGCAACCTCCATCTGTCCCGGCACGACCTGCATTTGGCCGCTGGCCGGCGTTGCTCGCGCTACGCGGGCCATGGCAATTTCTCTATTCGTTGGCGTCAGGCCTGTAGCGTTGGCTTGAGAAACGGCCTCTTGCAGGCTCACGTCTCCAGTGATCGCTTTTGTTGCCTCCGCCCCAGAAATATCTACGCCTATCTGTTTGCCTTGCCGCATCAACTCCTGAGCTTTTGTGATCGCCGGGACATCAACCGAGCCAGTGCTCGTGTCTTTCGGAAGTTGCTGAGCCACAAAGTCTTCCGAGCTCGGCAGCCTGCCTAGCTGCCCCGCCGCCGACTTGCCCAAGACCGCCGCCAACGGCACCGCAACGCCGGCCACCGGCCCCCATTCAGCCGCCCCCATCTCTCGAAGCGTTTGATCGGCAACACCACCGGTGGTTGCAAGAGCCGCCGCTGTAGACCCAAAAGGCGACGCGCTCAGCAAAGCGCGCCCCATCTCGCCTGCGGTATTGCGCACGGCAGATCCAACGGCGGTCGGCGCATCTCCTGGCAGCCTCGAATAGGCAAGCAGCGCGTCCTTGTCCGACGCTTGCCTTGGCAGAAACCGAGACGCCAGCTTAGAGCCACTGCGCGCCAAGTTTGTGGCGAAGTTGGTCGCTATGGGGCCGGCTGCGTACTCCATCCCCGTCTGGGCGTACCGCTCTGCTACATTCTCAGGGTCATAGTTTAAGATCGGCGACAGCGCGGGTAGGTTTTCCGACGCCGCCTTAATAATTTCATCGGACTTCTGAGCCTTAAACTGTCGGGGCTTGCCGTCCTCAAAGAGCCACCCTGGCAGCTCGGTGTCCAGTGACATATCCAGACCTGTAAGCTCACTGATAAAGCTCAAAAGGTCAGGGATCGTGCCGGGATAGGCCGCCATGCTCCGCGCCGCCCCGCTGCGAGCAGCCTTTAAGACGCCGGCAAGGGCGTCCGCCGTTGTTTTGCTCTGCGTCTCAGCCATCTTGTTAATTCCTCAGCTTATTTTTTAAGGCGATGACCACTTTGGAGGACAGGACATCCTGAATGTTGGGGTCCTCTCTATACAATTCTGCCAGGCTTTCGGCCTCTCCTGGCGTCATCCCCTTAATGTTTTCTGGCGTCAAATTGGCAGCCGGAATGTTATTGCCGCCAACAAGCACAGCCGTTTCGCCCGCTTTTTTCCGGGCCTGTTCCCTTTTTTCAAAATTGGCGACAACGACGCTGCCGTCGCTCTTCACTAGATCGGGGTTTATGCGAGAGGTGAATGTGACCGGGTTATCTAGCAGGCTCATGGACTTAATTTGCCCAAAATTTTCCTGGTACGGAGCCTCGATCCGTTTCTGCTCCTTGATCAGCGAGGAGTAGACTTTTGATGTAAAAGAGGAGATCTCTTTGCGCTGAGCATCGCTAAGGCTGGCACCGTTTTTGACGTTTTCCACTTGCGTCAACAACTTTTCATAAAAGCCGGAGGTGTCCTGGAACGATCTCTTTTCGCCCTCCATCACGACGCCTTCTTCGACGAACTGCACGGCGAGCTTTAGCAGCATGAAGTCAGACACGCCGCCGCGTCCTTCGAGCGCCGGCAAAAGCTTGTTGTATGTCGCCTGCGCTTTGATGAAGGGCTTGCTGATCCCGTCAAGCTCTTTGCGCAAAGCCGCCATCTGTTGGATGTCCTCTCTCGAGCCCTCCCTTGCCAGCTTGAAAAATGCAGTCAAGCCCTCAAGCGGATTATCGGAGTTTATTGAGGATTCGATCATGGACCTCAGCATGAAGCCGCCGAAATTTGTCAGCCCCTTAAGCTGCTCTCGAACAGGGGCTGGAAGGCTCGCCAGTTTATTTTGAGCCGAGACCTCCGCATTAGTCGTCGCGGCAAGAACAGCATCTGCATTTTCGGGCGTGGCGGCAGCCAGGGCTGCGTATTCTTCATCATCCGAGCGATACGGAACCACGTCGCCAGAAAACGGGTCTACCGTGTCGGCTTGCGGTGTTGCCGATAGGCGCGAGGTGGCTGTGGGGACAACACTGCCGTAGTCCTGCTGCGCGACTAGGGCTGGATCAAGCGGCAACGAAGGGAGCGGCACGCCCAAGCTATCCGCTTCTTGTTGCATGGCCTGTTGCGTCGCGGCATCAAGCGCCCCTTGCGGCGCTGATGGGGCCGGGGCTGGTAGCGGCTCAGTCGCAACCGGTAAGCGCGGAGCAGCTAATGGAGCCGGGGCGGTTGGCACGCGTGCGTTGTTTTGCGCTGTGCGCACAGCTCGCGCGCCATTGGCCATCGCTGTTGTCATCGGCTGAGTAAACGGGGTGACCCCCTGAACGACATCAAGCACGCTCTGCGCTTGAGATCTATCTGCTTCTCGACGGCGTGCGGCTAGGTCCTTCTGGTCAAAGCTCAGTTGAGCATCTCGAATCTGCAAGCCAAGCAGGTTCGCTCTCTGCGCTTGCAGGCCTGCCTCGCGCTGAGCCTTGGCCATTTCCAGAAAATTCTGGCCGAGCGCTTGAGCGCCTTCGCCGAGCCCGCCCAGGGCGTCAGGCGCTTGCCCAAGCGACGGAGCCGGAGCCTGTAGGCGCTGCGCCTGCCCCTGCGGCGCGAGCAGGCCGAGGTTGACGTAAGGCATGGGCTGCCGGAGCAAGCCGGGTGTCGCCATCGGAACTTGTGTAGCCATCATGGTAATCCTCCGCTACCCGCTGCGCCGGCAGCGCCCGCTGCCGCAGCGCCAAACAGACCCAGGCCTTGCGGCCCCAGACCCATGGCCAGCCTCCCAGCGCCGGCCAACAAGCTGCCGAGGTTAAAGCCGCCCGTGCGGATCGGAGCCCGCGTGGTAGACCCCATCGGCGTCTGACCCAGGATGCTTTGACCCAGCGCCAGCTGCGCAAGCGGGTAGTTCTGCTCCTCGAGGAACTGCCGATAGGCGAGATCGAGGTTGCTCTGCGTCATGCCCTGCTCGGCAGCCCCAGCTTGCAGGAGCGCGTTGATCTGCCCCATGCGAGCGGCGTCCTGCGCCTGCTGGGCCGCACCAAGCTGCCCCGCCGCCCCCTGCCGCATTTGAGCCGACGCCATCTGGTTGGCGATGTCCTGCTGGCGAAGCTGCTGGGCGTTCGAGAAGCCGGCTTGGCGCAATTGAGCCGCCGTGTCTGCCGACTGCTTGGCATAGGCCTCGTTCGTCAGCGCAGCCTGCACGCCGGCGCGAGATCCGCCGAAAGCGCCAGCCGCCACGGCTTGATCGTTAACGCCCTGCTGAGCCATCTGCCGCGCGCGGTCAATGTCAGCCAGCGATCGGCTGACGACCATGTCCTCGTATGGGTTGTTGTACGCGCTGAGATCAGAGCCCGCGATCTGACCGCCCTGATACCCGGCGAGATCCTGCGCCACGCTTGCGCCATAATCGCCCGCCGGCTGAAACCCTGCCAGCTGATCGAGGCCCTGCTGCTGCCGCTGCGTAAAGTCGGCGATCAGCGGGGACTGATAGCTGACATACGGGCGGTTTTGCAGCGTCGCAGCGGTCGCTAGCTGCCCCTCAGCGAATTTGCGATACGGCTCCGGGATCTCCGTCGTCGTCGTCGCCGTTTTGGTTCCGCCTTTACTCATGTCCGCAGCCCCTTTCTCAGCGCTACTCCGGCCTCGGTAAAACCGCGACCAGACATCACTCTCCGCCAGCCGGGTCGGCCAACGATCTCCATCCGCTCGGCGTTATTCGCCCGAGCCCAGTCCTCTATGTCGTCATACATCCGCAGACACTCAGCCATGTCGCCGCTCGCCAGCCAAACGCGGCAGGCCCGGCCAGACAGCGGGTACTCGTAAAATTCGGTGATGATGTCCGAGCGGTCGCCCTGCCACCAGTTGGCCTCACCGCCCTTCACCGCCTGCGCGACATGCTCAAGCGCGTGCGTGTCGCCGGCGAAATTCAGCGCCCGTTGCAGTCGATCTAGCCTGTCCATCAGCGCCCCTGTTGATCCTCGATAAGCGTGCCCAGGACATTCGCGACATCGGCAACCGTAGCCGTTGAAGCGTCCAGCGTGCGGGTTGTCGCCGTCGTCGTCACCGCGAACTCGCCGGCCACGCGCTCGCTGCTGCTGTCAAATGCGGCATTGAGCGCGCGCACGAGATCCGCCGCCCAGATCTGCAAGCCGTCAGCAGACGAGGGCGGGTCCGGGAAGCGCGCGACCATCAGCGTGCCGCGTCCAGAAGCTCGACATCGAAGCGCATCTTGCCAACGCGCCACGCAAGCTGCGTCGAGTTGCTAGATGCCTTGAACCGCAGGCTGCGGCCCGTGATCCGCGTGTCCACGGTCGTCGTCGTGCTGATCACGTCATTGATCGCCCCGGCGGTCTCGGTGCCTTGCGGGTAGATCTTCGAGAAAAATTGCAGCTTGAGCGCGTTTGACGCGTCGCTGTCGGTCAGCACGAAGTCCGGTATTGCCTGCCGGATCGCGTACAGGTTCTCGCCCTCGTCGATATAGGCTCCGCCGGTCTCGATCGAGTAGGACAGAGGGTTCCCGTCGTTTCCAGCGCCAGGGATCTCGTGGTTATAGATGTTTCCAGAACTGTCGACCCCGATCGGGTTAAGCTCGATGGAGCGGTCGATCATGGCGGTGCGATCAAGCTCGCCGATCCACCAGACGTCCGCGCCTTCCTTGTATGACCAAACGACGACGCGATCGACCTCGGTGCTGCCGGCGCTCGGATATAGCCATCCGACCTCGCCAAACTCAGCATTGCAGAAGCCGACGATCTTTTGACGCTGCGCGAGGTTGAGCCCCGGCCCCAGATCATCGTTGAACACATGCTTGGCGACCGGACACGGTAGGCTGCGGACCACGCCGTCGTAATATTGGAA